ATCGTTTAAAAAGGTCTAATATGGTAAGTGATTATAAAATATATTTATTTACAATGATAATCAATAATTTGGACGGTGTTTGATTGTCTTTTGAATTAGTTTTGTTGAAAAAATAATAACACAACTTACCCTTATACTTACCCTTTTTTGTATCTTTGCCGTCAAAAGAATGAGTTATGTATTTCTACTTAAAAGAGCCAAACGGGGACAAAGATACGATTATTATTATTCAGTATTACGTGAAGGATGAAAAAAAATTATTTAAGTACTCTACAGGGGAAACTATTAATCCAAATGATTGGGACTTCTCCGCTCGTATGCCTAAATCACGAAAAGGCTCGGAAGGGGTGCGATTGAGAAAGATTACCACTTATATAATGCAGTATCACGATTTCCTTATAACTCTCATTGATAACTACAAACTCAATGGAGAGAAGGTAAGCCGTGAAAGGTTGAAATTAGATTTTGACAAGCACTTCAAACCGGAGAAAATACCACAAGAATTTGAATACCTAACAGATTTTGTAGATGATTTTCTATCAAATATTAAAGGGACGATTAACAAGAATACGGGGAGGGAGTATAGTAAAGCAAGGATAACATCTTATATTGACACTAATAGAGTACTAAAAGAGTTTGAAAAAAAAACAAAGAGGATAGGTATAAGTGAGTATGACAAGGAAATGAATGATGATTTTATAAATTTCTGCGTTCATGATAGAGAGAGTGGTCTTAATTCTGTTGGTACGTATGTGCATATTATTAAGATATTTCTTAAAAAAGCAAAGGAGAAGGGGTATGAGGTGTGTAATGAATTGTCTGAATTTACAACAACAAAGATGAACAGCTTATCAGTTGCTTTATCAGAAGAAGAGATTGAAAAATTGTTTAGCTTTGATTTTTCACAAAACAAACAGCTTGAGAATGTAAGGGATCTGATGATATTGGGGCTTTGGACAGGGTTAAGGGTTTCTGACTTCATGAGTTTGTCAGTGATTGACCCTGATAGTAAATTTATAGAGGTAGAACCAAAGAAGACACGTAACTCATCAGGTATGAGGGTAGTTATTCCATTACATCATCATATTAAAGAGATGATAAGACTAAGAGGTATGCCAACAGCTATGGATGTACATTCTTTCAACAAATTTATAAAAAAAGTATGTAAGGAGGTAGGTTTTACTGATAAAATGGAAGGAGATTTGATGAACCCAAAAACGAAACGCAAGGAGCGGGGTGTATATGAAAAGTGGCAACTGATTAGCTCTCATACCTGTAGGAGGAGCTTTGCGACTAACTTATATCTGATGAATTTTCCAACGCTCTCAATAATGAAGATCACAGGACACACCACAGAGGCGAGCTTTCTCAAGTATATTAAGGTAACACCAAAGGAGCACGCAGAGAAGCTGCTGGCACACTGGGAGGCGTATTATGGGAGTAAAAAATAACAGATAACAATAAAGTAAAGGAGGTTTTTAGGCCTCCTTTTTTTGTTGTTTATTAGTTTCATATTGTTCCTTGAGTTGCAGGGTGTCATATTCCTTGCGGACGAGGTGCTCTATTAGGTTTGCTTGGGACATTCCTTTCTTCTCTGATAGTGATTTTAATATTGACATAAACTCTTCTGAAGCCCTTATCTGAAAGACCTTTGTTTTTACTCGTGCCATATTCCTGTTTTATTTTTTTTGCAAAGATACATATATATTTTAACGTACGTATATTTGTAATTACATTTAACATTACAAAAAGAAAGATTTACCGCTTTATTAACTAATTGTAATTACAAAAAGCATTACCTTTGCAATGTCAAAAGATAAGAAATAACATTAAAACAAATAAAAAATGAACGTAGTACAAACATGGACAAAGGCTTTGAAAGCAAAAGCCCGCAAAGAGTTGTTAGAGACTTACAACTGCTATGAACCTAAAAAAGTAAAGTTTATCAAAAACGTAATCTTTCTACCTACAGGGCAGGCAAAAAAGATAGGTTTTGCACATGATTACAGCTTTTGGGCATGGTAACATCTAAGACCTAAGCAAGTCTAAAAACTGCTTTCAAACTAAAAAACAACCTAAAAATAACACGAATATGACAACGTTAAGCCTTTCAGCAATAAAAGACCAGTTAAAAGACAAAAACGGCTTTATTGACACAAGTTTAATTAGAAAATACATCTTTGAAAAATTTAGTGATTATAAGTTTAAAGACCTTAACAGAGGGTCTTATGCAGGTGATGATATAGTTTTTGCCTTACAACAAGGTATCGATTGGTGTAATGATATAATAAAAGAAAATCGACTTATAGAAAGAAAATGTATTAGTTTAGAATTAGTGTTTAAACACGAAGAAACTATTACAGATGATATATACCATGAGTTCTTTTTTGACAACGAAGATTGTAGCTATAAAAAAACTTATTTCATAAAAGTAGAGCTTATCAGAAACCCCTTAACAGATGAAAAAACAGCTTATCTAAATATAGACTGGGTATCTAAATAAACCAAACAGCCCTGAGCAAGGCGCAAAAAGGCTCAATTTTTCAATCAGTAACACCTAAATCAATCAACCTATGATACCTACTATAACACCTCAATTAAACCTAACAGATAATATTGCTAATAAGTACTATATCAGTACCATGTATGATTGTGATAGTAAATGCTATAAGACCACAGTAACAGATATTAGAAACTCTAACACTCTTTTTGAGCAAACCACTACCAGCTATAGAATGGCACAAGGTAACCATCAGAGAGCAATAGAGCGATTTGTGAACGAATACAATAAGGAGGGAGCGGAGATAGTATATGAGTACGTGTATGCGGGTTCTTACTCTGTACGCACAAACATTCCTCTCAAAGGACAAGGCATTAGCAAATCAGAACGTGTAGAGGGACTGTACTTTGTAACGAGCAAAGCTCTTGAAAGATTAAAAAAACAGCATAAATGCGTATGCAATATGGATTATGCTATTTAGTTAATTTCTTTAAGAGAAAGTTTAACACTATTAGACATAAAAATTCTCTTGAAAAAGTTTGCTATTTACAAACTTTTGTAGTACCTTTGCACTATCTAATAACAACTGCTACAGCAGTATAAAATGTATATTATGTTAGAAAAGTTCTTAAAAATCGCAGATGAAAATCCCAATGGATTTACTGCAACGTTGCAAGGGGAACTCGTAACAGAAGGCGGGTTCGTAGTAGCAGAAAAAGAAACTCAGGACAGCTTCGGAGTTGCTGGGCTAAAAAGAGTGCTTGAGTATGCAATCTCTCATAATACCTTAGTGGGAGGTTGGAAAGAGAATGAAAGTTACTACTTTGATGCTTCAAGGCTCTACAAGAATAGAGATGAAGCTGTTAAGAAAGGGCTTGAAAACAACCAGATAGCTATCTATGATTTAGATAAAAAAGAGGTTGTTTATTTGTAGAACACAAGGAGGGGGAAACCCCTCCTCTTTAAAAAATATAGACATGGAAAATATAGTAAAAAATATTCATTTGCTCGGATTAGAGGATGGGCAAAGGGAGCGATTAGAGGCGGGAGCGGCCTTGTATAAGCGCTTTGATAATCTCATATTCAAGGTAAAGCAGTATAAGGACGGGATTCTTATTGTAGAGGCGAGGCAGGGGAAGAATTACAAGAGAGATTACTTTTCAGAGAGGGAAATAGTAGAGAGGACTAAGAAGCTATTTAGAGAGTTTTCAGAGGATTTTTGCCCAGATAGGATACATGTAGGGATTATTCCTTTCAAGGAGGTGGATAGTGATGTAATTACGGTGGATTATCTCAAGGAGGAGTTATATAGGTTGCATATACGAATTAAAGATATTAATAATGACACGGGATTAGAGATGTCTAATCTATCAGCGTGGATAAATGGGACACGCCCGATGAGTAATATTGTCAAGAATATGTTCTATTACTATATAAAATACAAAGAAATGAAGAATGAGAGGGAAGTAAGATAGGAAAGTATAACAACAAAAAAACAGAAAAGCGTACCATGGTAAGTGGTACGCTTTTTCTTTTCAATTAATAAACCGCAACCTTCCTAAAATTACATCTTTAGGTTAATAACAGTGCAAAGGTAACAAATATTCTTATATAATAGTGCTAATTATTGTTAGCACTATTATAGTCAGGCATTATGTAACTTTGTATCATGGAATTGAAGTTTAGCACATACAATGAAAAGGGTGATGTTAGCCGTGTAGATAGTGAGAAAGGCATTATCTATGGGGTAGCATTGGCTAATATGGGGTTGAACAAGAATGGTTACTACTTCTCGGAGCGGTTCCTTGGTGAGTTGAAAGACTTTGGCAACAAGAAAGGAGAGATAAAGGCTCGGTTTGAGCACCCCTCTTTTACAGGCGGTTCGTTTGGCTCTTTCATTGGAAAGTATAAAAATTTTAATGTAATAGAGGGGCGGTTGATTGGTGATCTGTACCTTGCAGAGATAGCAAGAAAGACAGAGGTAACGGGGAGAGGTATTAGCTTATTTGACTATGTTATTGGAATGGCTCAGGAGTGTCCTGAGATGTTTGGAAACTCCATATATGTGGAAGCTGATATTGTAGATGAAATCTACAAGGAGGGAGATAAAGAGCTTGTAGGTATGGGTTTGAGGCTCATAGATTGGGTAGCCTCCGACTTGGTAGATGACCCAGCGGCCACGAATGGGCTTTTTTTCAACAGACAAAAACCTAATAATAAAAACAAATTGCATATGAATAAAATTGTTAAGGAGCTTTTGGCTTTTATGACAGATTTCAAAAAGAAAGTCAGTGAAGCGAAAGTATTTGATGTAGATTTGACCTTAGCCAATGGAGATATTATCACCGTGGTTACAGAGGGAGAAAGCCCTGCGGTGGGTGATGAAGTGAAGAAGAAGACCTCGGAGGGTCAGAGCGATGAGAGTGCTTTGTCAGATGGGGAATATCTTTTGAAAGATGAAAGCACCCTTGTAGTAGAGGGCGGACGGATTAAGGAAATCCGAGAAAAGCAGAAGGAGACAGAGAAGGTAGATGAGGAGTTCGCCAAGACTGTAACAGACTGCTTGAAGGCGGTAATGGACAAGGTAGAGGGTATCTCTAAGGAGTTTGAGCGAATGAAGAAGACAGGGAGTAGCTTCTCTTCAGAAGACCCAAGGGGTAAAAGTCAGGAGCCTGCCAATGGTAGCAATAGACGCTCTTTTGAGGAACTGAAAGAATTATACGAGAAATTGAAGTAAGAAAGGAGGAAAGAATATGGCAACAGCAATAAAAGACTTTATTAAAGAGCCAGCGAGGGTCAAAGAGTACATCAGGGATATTAAGGACTTGTTGGAGGAGCGCTCGTTGGGATTAGCCGGCATTAAAGAGGCTATGACAGTAGTAGAGAATGTAACAAAGGAGACTGAGTTCGGCTACTATGGACACACAGAAGGGGTTACTCGCAAGGATACAGGTTGTGGTATGGCAGCAGTGCCTTTTAGCATTCCTGTACGTACTGGGTGGTGGGATCCTAAGGCATTGAGGGTTAAAATTAAGCAGTGTTATGCAGACTTTGAAAAGTCTATCCTGCAATGGTGCAATGTGAAGGGGATTGATAAGATCCATATAGATGGTGACCAATTCGTTGTATTTTTGGCCAGTCAGTTGGAGAAGACCATCAATGCAGACTTTAATAAGTTTGCTTTCTTTGGCGATACTCAAGCGAGTAATGTGGGTTCAGGCTCAGGGAATGAGGAATTGACCACGGGGGTAGCAAAGGAGAACTACAATGTATTGAATGGTCTATTTGCTTCCTTTCAATCATTCATTACCTCTGACCCAAGTAAGCGAGTAACTATCACAGAGAATGCACAAGCCACTTTTGCCGCTCAGAAGGCATTGGCTCGTGATACAGCCTTTAAGGCATGTACAGAGTTATTGGATAAGGCAGACGGTTTAACCTTTGCAGATGGTTCAGAGCCTATCTTCCTAATGACATACTCTATGGCAAAGAATTTGTCTCGTTATCTCAGAAGTGAGTACAAGAATGAGGAGACACTCACTAAGATGGAGAGTGGTTATGAGACGATGACCTTTGAGGGCTTTAAGGTGGTTACACACCGCTGGTTTGACTACATCATACAAAGGGACTTCTCCAATGGTACGAAGTGGCACAATCCTCATCGTATTATTCTGCTTGACAAATCAGAATGTCAGTTAGGTGTGGATAGCTTGGGTTCATTAAGTAACCTTGATATAGAGTACATCGGAGGAGACGATGAGCACGTGTATATCAAGGCGGCTTACAGAATGGACTTTCAGAGGGTAATGCCAACCACTGGCGCAATGGCAATCTAATAGTGACTAGTGACAAATGACAAA